GTTTACGAGCGGCCCACTGTTCGACGCCCCGGCGCGTGACGTGTTCGCCGACAACTAATGTCGCTGTCTCGCCATTGTTGACATACAGCCGGGAATGCCATACGACCTGGCCGCGCTCGCGAGTTGACACGACCAGTTTAGAACCATTCTGGAAGCGGAGTTCGTTGACATTCATTTGCATGGTGGGCTCCGGTTAGTGATTGGTTACGACGATTAGAGTATGGAGCAGGTGCTAGATAGCGTCAAGTACCGTTCGTCGGCCGACACGCTTTATCATTCAATAGGCTTGGATAGTTTCAAACTATGGGCGCTCCAGTAGGCAACACGAACGCGGCGAAGGGCAAGCTATGGCAAGCCGCGATCATGCGCGCTCTAGACAAGCGATCAGGCGCGGATAAGGTCAAGGCATTGGACGAACTGGCCGAGAAGCTGTTGGCCAAATGCGACGACTCAGATATGGCCGCGCTCAAGGAACTCGGCGACCGGCTCGACGGCAAGCCCGCGCAGGCTATCGGCGGGTCCGACGACTTGCCGCCCATTGCGCAGAACCTAACCGTTCACTTGGTCAAGGCTGCGGGATGACTTGTGACTATGACTGCCCGGGATTGACGGAGGGCGTCGGAATGCGCGCGTTTACCGAGTATTGTGTGTCGGCGGTTTTCTGGCGACCGAAGTGGTGGCTCAACTGGCAATTTCATTGGAGCGCCTTGCGCGTGCGTCATCGTTACGGCGAAATGCTAGGACAGCCACCAGTTACGCTGGGCGATGTTTTCAAAATGCCTGCCGCCCCAAATGTCCTTGTAGCCAGCCAGCAGCGCGGCTCCGTCGAAAAAATCATCCTTTATCCCTTACAAAGGTAATCAACTATACTATAATTTAGTACATATCCTTACCTTCGTCAAGTAGAAAAGTATGAACGCGTTCTGCGGGAGGAAAGAGTGATCGAGTTACCGGATAAGCTCGGCTTCCTATTCGAGCCTGCCCGGTACAAAGTCGCGTACGGCGGTCGCGGGGCTGCGAAGTCTTGGGGCTTTGCTAGGGCATTGCTACTGCAAGGCGCTATGGAGCCCTTGCGCATCCTCTGCGGCCGGGAGATTCAGAACTCTATCGCCGACAGCGTGCATCAATTGCTGTGCGACCAAATAAAGGCGCTCGACCTTAGTTCGTTCTATCGGACGACTGACAAATACATCGAGGGCGCGAACGGAACGACGTTCGGCTACGCCGGACTCCGGCAGCAGGACATTACCAAGCTCAAGTCGTTCGAGGGCGCAGATCGTGTATGGATTGAGGAGGCGCAGAGCGTAACGCTGCGGTCGTGGCGGATTCTGACGCCTACGGTGCGTAAGCCCGGCTCGGAAATATGGTGTAGTTTCAATCCCGAGCTAGACACTGACGAAACCTATCAGCGGTTTGTCGTCAATCCGCCCGATGGCGCGGTCGTGGCCAAGGTCAACTATTGCGACAATCCTTGGTTCACGCCGGAGCTAGAGAAAGAGCGGCAGGACTGCATCAGGCGCTACGGTATCGAGTCGGATGAATACCGCAATATCTGGCTCGGTGAGCCCCGCTCAGTCGTTGAAGGCGCGATCTACCGCAAGGAGATCATCGCCCTGCACGCGGACAAGCGCTTCCGCCCGGTCCCCTACGATCCGATGCTCAAAGTCCACACAGTGTGGGACTTGGGCTGGAATGATCAGATGTCGATCATCCTCGCGCAAGTCAACCGTGGCGCGGGCGAGATGCGGATCATTGAATACATCGAGGACAGTCACCGCGTCCTCACTGATTACGTCATGGAGTTGAAGGAGCGCCGATACAACTTCGGCACCGATTGGCTACCGCATGACGGTGAAGCCAAGGACTACAAAACGGGCAAGTCGGCGCAGGAGATATTGCAGGGCTTGGGCAGGCAGGTACGGATCACGCCCAAGACTGAGATCGAGAATGGCATCAAGGCGGCGCGGATGCTATTCGGCCGCTGCTACTTCGACCGCGATAAGACCGTGCGGCTAGTGGACTGCCTCAAGCGCTACAGACGGGCGATCAACGCGAACACGAACGAGCCCGGCGCGCCATTACATGATGAATACAGCCACGGTGCCGACGCCTTCCGCTATCTGGCGCTCGTCGCCGACAAACTGACTAATGACGATCACACGAAGATGAAGCCTATCAACTATCCGAACCTGGGCCTGCGCTAGTGGCTAATGACTTGCCGCTGGCGATGAACGACCGCGAGCCGGATAAATACGACTGGCGCGAGGTCGCGACTGACGCGGGCTACTCGTGCGTCTCGTGGGCGTCATCGGGCGCAGCGATGCCAGAGACGGCCTACCATTGCATCCGCTGCGAATACTGCAAGCGCCGGTCGGGCACTGGCTACGGTAATTGCGACGGTTGCGGGGCACCTCTGTAATGGCGGGCATGGACGACCGCACGCTATTGAGCGTCATCGGCCAGTTCGAGCAGGATAGTTACGGCTTCAGCGACGGCGAGCTACAGGCGCAGCGCAGCTACGCTATCGACCGCTACCTGGGCATGCCATTCGGCGATGAGGTCGAAGGCCGCAGCCAAGTCGTAAGCACGGACTTGCGCGACGTGATCGAATGGGTGCTGCCGCAGTGTTTGCGGGTGTTCCTGTCAGGGGATCAAGTCGTCAAGTTTCAGCCGCAGGGGCCGGAAGATGAGGATGCGGCCGAGTTAGAGACGAACTACGTCAACTATGTGATCCTTGAGCGCAACGATGCGTTCAACGTGTTCAGCACATGGTTCCGCGATGCGCTGATGTCGAAGGTGGGCTATGTCAAGACCTACTGGCAGGAGCGGTCAGACATCAAGCTGGAGGAATACCACGGCCTGACGGATGACATGCTGGCCGTGCTGACGGCCGATAAGGATGTGGAGATAGTCGCGCAGTCTGACTATCCCGACCAAGATCACTCGCTTGCGCAAGGACAGGCTATGGCCCCTCCGAACGCAGGTGGGGCGCTTGCTTCGGCCCCGGCCGGGGGCGCATACCCTGCTGCTCCTGGCCAACAGCAGCAGACGACCGCGCCGGGCGGTTCGATTCCGCCGCAAGTTCCTATGCTGCACGACGTGAAGGTGCGCCGCGTCAAGCCCACCGGCCACGTCTGCATCGACAATGTGCCGCCCGAGGAAATCCGGGTACATAACAGCCATCGCAAGATCGCCCTTGACGATTGCCTGTTCCTGCAACACGAGACGCGGCAGACCGTCAGCCAGCTTCGAGAATACGGCTACGACATTCCCGACGACTTGGCCGACGAGGCCGAGGATGATCGGTCGTCGGATAGCATCGAGATCGCCCGCGACCGCTTTGCCGACGATCACGAACTGTTTGATGATCAGGAAAGCGTCGATCCTGCTACCCGCTACCTGCGGGTACGCGAGTCTTATCTGCGCGTGGACTATGACGGCGACGGCGTAGCCGAGTTGCGCAAGGTCTGCCACATCGGCAGGCGCATCCTCAAATACACGAACGGGGAACTGGCGAACGAGGAAACGGACATGGTGCCGTTTGCCGCGATCACGCCCATCGTATTCCCGCATCGGCACATCGGCATCGGCTTCGATGATCTGACCCGGCAGGTGGGCGAGGTCAAGACGCAAGTCGTCCGGCAATTCTTGGATAACCTGTACCTGTCGAACAACGGCCGTTATGCCATTGATGTGGCGGCGGTGAACGTCGATGACATGCTCGTGAGTCGGCCGGGCGGCGTGGTGCGGACGACGGGCAATCCTGCGGCGGCGATCATGCCGCTGACGCATCCGACAGTAGGACAGAGCGCCCTGGAGGGCTTGCAATTCGTTGACTCGTGGCGCGAGAACTCTACGGGCGTCTCTGCTTACTATCAGGGCTTGAACGCGGATGCGTTGAACAAGACCGCGACCGGCATCAGCCAGATTATGACGGCGAGCCAAGGGCGGGTTGAGGCTGTGACGCGCTCATTTGCCAGCGGCATGAAGGACCTGTTCGCGCTAGTCCACGCCTTGACGCTGAAGAATGCGACGAGCGACGAGAAGCTGAAGCTTAACGGCAAGTGGGCGACTGTCAATCCGCGCGAGTGGGTCAAGCGCACCGACATGACGATCACGGTCGGGCTCGGCTCCGGGACGAGGGAATCGCGCATCCAGCAGCTTGGGCAGTTAATGCAGATTCAGATGCAGGGCTTGCAGCTAGGCATATGCAACCCGGAGAACGTGTACCACACAGGCGCGAAGATAGCCGAGGAAAT